ACTTACTACATAGCATTAGAACCAGATTCTACTTTTGAGTAATGAATAATATCGGACTAGAAGTTGTTTTTTGGACAGCACTATCACTTTACCTTCTCGCTAAATTAGGTTTCTTTAAAAAGAAATGAAATACATTCTTTACAACGAAAATTTTGAACAACAAGGTTCCTTCCAATCGATACAGGAATTGAGAAATTTTCTTTGTGATAGAAAATATGATATTCAGTGCGACAAAGATATTGGTTGCACTTTTGATTACATAAAGCACATTAAATGGCATTTTGACATAGTAGAATGAAACTTACACAAGAACTAATCGATAAAATACAAGAAGCTATGCTTCATACTAATCTGAAGGGTGAAATAAACTGGAAAGATGGTGATGATATTATAGTGCAAGTTGCAGGGACTTTTGCAAAGGATAAATTCATTGTAATTAAGAATAAATCTAAAGACCCTTGGGTTCCTGCTGAACCTCATCCTTATTTTGATTATGAGAAGAAAGTATTTACAAAAGATGGTAGAGAAGAATATGAAAAAGAATTAAAGAAAGATATTGCTAAAGAATAAAATTGTGTTATAATAGAAATAAGATATTTTTATTATGAACATTTTTGTAACCGATCCTGACCCTGTTAAGTCAGCAGAAGTTTTGCCTGATAAACATGTGGTCAAGATGCCATTAGAAACCTGTCAAATGTTGGCAGTGGTATTTTCTAAATGGTATTACAACTGGGGTAATGAATTACTTCCTAAGAAAGATGGAACTCCTTACAATACAGAGAAGGGAGCATTTCGTGGACATCCATGTACAATATGGGCAGCAGAAAGTTTTGCTAATACTGCTTGGTTGATACAACATGGATTTGGATTACTTGAAGAATATGAAAAAAGATATGGTAAGATTCATTCTTGTCAAACTGCAATGAATGCAGCAGAAAAAGTATTTGAAGAAAGAACAGGAAAAACATTAGATTGTCATAAGGAGGCAACACCATTTGCTTTTGCAGGCCCTGATGAGTTCAAGCATGATTCAAGTATTGATATTCTTACGAAGTATAAAAGATACATTGCATCTAAACCTTGGGTGTGTGATAATTATCTTAGGAAACCAGATCGTAAACCTGATTGGTTATAACTGTGAAATTATTAGTAGCAGGTAGGATTACAGGATCGGTCTTGATTATTGCAGCATATTTTGTTATACTACATGTATCAACACTTTATGGAGCGATGATGCATTCGTTTGCAGACATCGTTTGTATTCCTTTTTATGCGGTTCATAAACAATGGGATGTAGTAATTATGTTATCTTTCTTGATGACTATTTCAATTAGCAAAGTTGTAATTTTATTAGGATGAGTGATTTTATTTGGGTTGAAAAGTACAGACCCAAAACAATTGATGAATGTATTTTACCTGACGGTATCAAGAAAACCTTTCAAGATTTTCTTCAAGCAGGTGAGATACCAAACATGTTATTATCAGGCCCACCGGGGATTGGTAAGACAACAGTAGCAAAAGCACTATGCAATCAACTTGGAGCAGATTATTATGTCATTAATGGATCGGATGAAGGAAGGTTTCTCGACACTGTTCGGAACAACGCAAAGAACTTCGCATCTACCGTCTCTCTTACAAGCGAGTCGAAACATAAAGTCATCATCATCGATGAAGCAGACAATACCACTTCCGATGTACAACTCCTTCTCAGAGCGAGTATTGAGGAGTTCTCCAAAAACTGCAGGTTTATCTTTACCTGTAACTACAAAAACAAAATTATCGAGCCACTACATTCTAGGTGTTCTGTTGTTGACTTCTCGGTTAATAAAAAAGACAAACCTGCAATAGCAGCACAATTCTTTTCCAGAATAAATCAAATTCTTAGTACAGAAAATATTAAGAGTGATAAAAAAGTTGTTGCTGAGTTAATCAGTAAACACTTTCCTGATTGGAGAAGAGTTCTTAATGAATGCCAAAGATATTCTGCAAGTGGTAAAATAGATACAGGTATTCTTGCAACATTCTCTGATGTATCGATCAATGATCTCACAAAGAATCTCAAAGAAAAAAACTTTCCCGCTGTTCGTAAATGGTGTGTCGATAACTTGGATAATGATCCTGCTATACTTTTACGTCGCATATACGACTCTCTATATGGTTCTCTTAAGAATGCCAGTATCCCTGCCGCAGTTCTTATCATTGCTAGATATCAATATCAAATCGCCTTTGTTGCAGATCAAGAAATTAATCTCCTTGCTGCACTTACAGAAATAATGTTGGAGTGTGAATTTAAATGAAGTATAATCAAATTTGTTTAACACTCCTAGTAATCCTATCCCTCTTAAATTATTTAAAATGAATTGTTGGCATTGTAACACACAGTTGATCTGGGGTGGAGACCATGACGTTGACGAAGATGAAGGCATGGAGTATGATATGATTACAAACCTTACTTGTCCTAAATGTGAATCTTATGTAGAAGTCTATCATAAGATTGAAAACTAACTATGATTTTTTTAGCATGTCCGCCAGTTTATACTTTGCCTGGCACTTGGAATGATCCAGATAAAATTGCAAAGTGTAATGATACACTTATACCACACTTTACATTCAATCCTGATTATACTTTTGGCATATCGATTGCAGTGATTACTGTTTTGTTGGCCGCATATGGCATATACAAAGGTTTCTTTGCAAATAAAAACTTAACAGACCCTTGGGATGATCATGATGACTAAATCTTACAACAAATTAAAACATCAGGTAAAATCAAACAAGTATTATGTTTTCTGGGGCGCCTGCACTATTGGTGTCTTACTAGGACAAATATATGTTGGTAATGGGTATCGTAGAATGGCAGAAACAAATGATATAATATCTGCTGATATTAATTTACTTGTTGAGATTCTCACCATGCCTAAACCTAGAACAATGCCTGTTCCAAACAGAGATTATGAAATGCCTATTATAAGATGAATCTAAGTGAAAGTGATGCTGCCTATGCAGCAGACCAATTCATCGATTACTTTTCAAACATGGGTCGCATTGATGAATATCTTCGTAATGTAAAATTAGATCGTATGTCAAAGATGCCGACATATCTTCCTGGCTGTGGGCCTGAGGAGGATATGTTTGATGCGTTTGACATGCACCCAAATGACATGGACTTCAAAGTCTATGCTGCTGGAAATACTGATAGTTTCACAAATGAATATTTCAATGAAAGACTACAGATAACAACATCTCATTCGATTGAGAGTTCAATTCCTGGCAAGTCACTCAAGTGGATTGTCATGGAAACAAATACAAAAAAGATAGTTGGTTTTATTCGCTTTGGATCTCCTACCATCAACTGTAAACCTCGTAATGATTGGTTAGGAAAACCACCTGAGTTGAAGAGATTTAATCGTCACTCAATCATGGGATTTATTATTGTTCCAACTCAACCATTTGGATTTAATTATCTTGGAGGTAAACTTCTTGCTCTGTTGTGTTGTTCTCATGAGGCTAGAGAACAGTTAAATAGTAAATATGGTTCAGACATTTGTTTGTTTGAAACCACATCACTCTATGGCACAACGAAGTCATCATCTCAATATGATGGATTGAAACCATACATGAGATACAAAGGATTAACTATGAGTGACTTTACTCCTTTGTTACATGATGATGTCTTTAAGGGATTAAATAGATGGTTTATAGAGAGAAACAACAACAAATTATTAGTCAAAGAGGACGCTTCAAGTCGCAAGTTAAAGACTCAACAAAAGATGATATCTATCATCAAAAAGAGCTCGTCTTCTCAAAAGGCTGCGGAATTCCAGAATGCAATTGTAAATGCAAAGAACCTAACTGAAAAGAAAAGAGTCTACTTCAGTGACTATGGATTTGCTAATTCTAGAGAAGTAATTCGAGGAGATACTGACAAACTAGAGAAAAACCCCATCAACTTTGATAAATTCTATCAAGAGAACCTCATCAAATGGTGGAAGAACAAGGCCTCGAAAAGATATGAAAGTCTTAAGTCCAGTGGTTCTCTTAGAACAGAATTAGAGGTTTGGACTAAAGATATGCACATCGACATCATAAGGTAACTACTCATGATCAAAACACTAATCACAGAATTTCCTTTATCAGATCTTCCAAAAGAAAGAACTGTTACTGAGGAGAAGATTCGTAAGTACACATACACAAAAGAAGAAGTTAAAATTCTTCTTGAAGCTGCTGTTAAGGAAGCTGTTGATGAAGCACGGAGAATCGATGATGAATCAATGGCAAAACATAATCGTGAAGCTACTGTCATTAGTATGATTCTTGGATTCACTACTCTTGCATTATTTGTCGATGGACTATTAAGAATGTTGGGTATCATTCCACCATTCATGCATCTAGATGTAAACATTCTAGACAAAATAGAGACTGACATTATAGATAGAATAAAACAAGTACCTATACAAAAGATACTTCAACAAGGTTTCCGATGAATGACACTAGCGTCTTTATATATTTTCTTTGTTTTGCTTGTCTTGCAGGGGCAACCTTTGCATACATGTATGCTATGATGACCTCAACTTTAAGAGATTTCAATAGACAACAAGAAAGAAGAAATGTGCATCCAGAAATGTCTGATGTTAAATCTGGTGAAGAACTTTTAGTTTTTAAAGCACAGGATGAAGACGATGATGATGAAGGAGACGTTGTTATTATTAGAAAATAAATTATGAAAACATTTGATGATTCTAACTGGAGGGAGGAGTATAAATCTTATACAAGAAATAAGATGGAACTCGATCTTCTTGAACATGGGCCAAAGAGTTTATCTCAATCATGGCATCTCCAAGCACTGTATAGTAATTGGAAAAAAGTGAAAGGTATCACAGATCCCGAACCTTTAGATTTACAAACTAATTTCAAAGACTGGAGCGAGAAACATGACTAAACCAAACGATCTTTGGGATGATATGTCCATTCTAAATTCTTTATATGGTGAACTTTGTTGGGATAATGATGACCCCATAGAATTTATACCTGATTATGAAAATGATCAAATCATTGTGAAGAGAAAAAAATGGAATTAAAAGATTGGTTAAACTCAATCAACACAAATAAAAATAATTTGATTGATGAGGATATTGATTTAGAAAAGAAGTATCCATCTTATATTATTAACAGATGTTTATCTGGACATATAGATGCGGTTATGTTTGCAAATGAAATGAACAAACATCCTAATCTAGCAAAGAAGTTACAATATGACTTTTTTCTAAATAGTCTCAGGAAAAGGAAGAGATACTCTCCTTGGCTTCGTAAAGAACAAATTGAAAACCTTGAACTTGTCAAACAATACTATGGTTATAGTAATGAAAAGGCAAAACAGGTTTTAAACATTTTGACTAGAGAACAACTCTCGTTTATTCGAGATCGACTTGAGATTGGAGGTAGAAAATGAATTCTATTGTTGAACCTCAAATTAGTTGGTCGCCAGACCAAATGATTGAGATTACATTAAATGAACCAGATGATTTTCTTAAGGTAAGAGAAACACTGACTCGTATTGGTGTGGCCTCAAGAAAAGAAAAGAAGTTATATCAGTCTTGCCATATTCTACATAAACAAGGCAGATACTACATCGTTCATTTCAAAGAATTATTTGCATTAGATGGTAAGAGAGCTAATATTACAGTCAATGATGTACAAAGAAGAAATCGTATTATCCAGTTGCTTTTAGACTGGGGATTGGTTTCTGTTGTCTCGACTGATAAAGTTAATGACATCGCACCATTGAACCAGATTAAAGTTATCTCCTACAAAGAGAAGAATGATTGGAATCTAGAAACCAAATACAACATTGGTAAAAGAAAAAAACCAGAGGAGGAGTAATGTCAAACCTACCAAACCTACGAGAAGACGTTAACAACTTGCTAAGAGAAGTTGTGGGTGATGATAAAAACGATAAGAAACGTGTTGCAAATCTTAATGAAGAAAATAGTGACGATGAAGAAGTGTTACTATCTTAGTTAAATCATATAGATAGTTATGTGTTTAATTCAAAACAATCTATGCACAATCTCATATCGTTTAATAGTTTAAGACCTTGGATGAATCTCGAACGTGAGACATCTTCCAACGATGCAGTTGATGACTACTTTGAATGTATTTCGGAATGTGATGTAAGAGATAAAACTTGCGTCAGCCACTGTAGAGTACTGCTAGACTAGGGAGGAAACCGAAGTGTTGTTAGGGGGTTCACCACCCCTTATTTTTTTGTCTGCTGTTATAATTAGTAGTGTCGCCTTCGGGGACAAAAATTTACACTCGCTTACTTAAGGAGAACTATGAACTTACAAAGGTATCGTGCTGCAGATCTAGGAGATTTAATGGATCGCATCACAAAAAACAGTATCGGTATGGATACTTATTTCGATAAGTTTTTTACTGAGACCATAACAAACTATCCACCTTACAATCTTATACAGGTAAATAATACTGAATCTCGTTTAGAGATTGCACTTGCTGGATTTAAAAAGGAGGAAGTCCATGTCTATACTGAATACGGAAAACTATTCGTTGAAGGAAAGAAAAAAGATAAGAAGACAGAATCCGAGTATGTCCATCAAGGACTGGCTCAGAGATCTTTCAACAGAGCCTGGACACTCTCAGATGATTATGAAGTCAGGGATGTCTTATTGGAAGATGGACTCCTTACCGTTAAGTTGGGTAAAGTAGTTCCAGAGCATCATGCTCGTAAAGATTACCTATAAATAAATTTTTATAGACACAAGACCACTTGACTTTTGTTGAGTGGTCTTTTATAATGTAAACATAGAGAGTATTAAATGTCTGTTAAATTAGTAATGCTCAAGTCAGGTGAGGACATTATTGCCGACGTTAAAGAGCTTAAAACCGAAGAAGGGATTGTTGGATATTATTTTCACGACCCTTTGATTGTCAAGATGTATCACCCAGAAGAACCAACTGTTTTAACTGAAGATGGTTCATCAAGAGAGTATAAAGCAAAAATTAGTGTTCAATTTTATCCTTGGATTCCTCTTTCAGAAGAATCAAGAATACCTTGTTCAGCCGATTGGGTAGTGACAATTGTTGAACCAGTAAAAAATGTAAAAAAACTTTATCGAGAGAGCTTAAATGGAAGAAACCAAGGTAATCAAAGTCCTGTTATTGTCCAGTCAGGAGATAGTAGTATCTGAGATTGAGGAAATCGCTGCAGAGTTTGGAGACCCAAATTGTAAATTAACAAAACCTTACAAAATTGTGGAA